AGTTGACCCGCATTTAGAAATCGCTTATAGATTTGAATTGGATTTATTTCTGCTAATTTAGAAATAATTTGTAAAGATAACTTTATTTGGTCTATTTTTCTGGAATGTCTAAGAGGTAACAGAGCGAAACATTGTTGTTCTGGAGTCAGATAGATCAATAAGTTGTTATTGATTAGATAATGTGACCATTCAACAGTCATTGTATTATAAAGATCGATATGGGTTGGTTCTCGAAAACATCTTCGATGATGTCGATAAAATTGATCATAAATCAAAATAAAAGCTAGGACTGTTCTGGCTTGTTGTATTTCGCATGATTCGTTATGAGAATAATCTTGATTGTTAGTCGATTCATAGTCTAAGTTATTATAATAATAATCTAAAATATGAAAATATGTGCTGACTTGGTGATCATCTTCAGGTGAACATTTGAACCATCGAGTTTTGAATTCACTGAACCAAAACTCGATGATATCGGTGACTTGGTCATTTGATAAGTTGAATGGTGATAGATTCATTTGATAAATAGCAAAAATATCTGTTGATTTTTCTTCATTTTATTCAAGCAAGTGGGGGGACTCCAGGTAGACCAGCTACTCCACGGAATCCAACTTGGGTGGCACCTATACCAAAACCCATACCTTGTCTAGCTGATACACCGACACTTGGTGCGTAAAGATCGAGAATTGCGAAGACAGCGGCAGCAGTAACGGCAATCATTGCAACCTCTTGGAGATCCATCTTGCGACGAGGGATGAAATAGGCGGCAAGAGCAACGGCTCCACCTTCAACGAGGTATTTGACCGCGCGGGCAAAAATAGTGGCGAAATCGAGTCCAGTAGAAACTTCAACAGGGGCAGGGGCGACGTGTTCCATGAGTTTAATATATTATAATGGTCACAAATTAAAAACAGTAAACGCAAATTTTTTATATATCTTCACAAAGCAACCCATGTAAACTTTGATTGATGTTATTTTTTATGGTTCTAATTTTGTTGAATTTGCAGTTGTCAATTTAAAATAGGTTATTTTTGACTGCGTTTAAAAGTTTAAAGAGAAAATGATTCATTAAGTTATATCTTCTTAATGTCTGTTGTTAATAATCCGAAATACGTCAACCTAGTAAAAGATGATGAGTGTGTGATTGATCGACATGTCAATCAATTAAATTGGGGAGTCATCAAGTTCATTAGTCCCGAAGATATGATCCAGAAGAAAGCCATTTTCGATCTTAACCGATTTCTTTTCCATAATGTCAACCAGCAACTAGTTGACATATGTACTAATATTTGTATGAATCTGACTAATGAGTTTAATAACAATCTCAATCAACAGATTGAGCGATTAGAAAAGGATATAACACCGAATTCTAAAGCCACTGTTGAAGCTCTTAATGAGGTTAAACAGTCCATGCAAATGGATCCAGAATTCCATTCGGCCAGGGTATTACGGCAATATCGACTAGATCAGGACGAGTTGAATAGTCGTTTTGAGACCTATAAATTAGAAAATAGGCGAGAGCTTGAACAAGAGTTTGGCCAGCAAGTTAACCAGAGGACTAGTCTTCGAGGATTTAAATTGAGTGGTGCATTTGAAACTTTAGAAGAAGCTAGAAAGCGAGCTAAACATGTAAATCAAGACATTGAACCTAATATTAATGCTTATGCTGTTCCATTAAATGTATGGGTACCTTGGGATCCAAATCCTGATGCTATTCAGGATCAGGAGTACCAACTTGAGGAATTGAATGACCTTATTGGTAAATACAATGATAATACCCAAAAGAAGAACGAGTTTTTTGAAAAACGTAAGAGAGAAATGATTGATAAGACAAGAGCACAAAACAACGAAGAACTCAAAAAACAAATTGCCAATTGATCAATGAAATATCCTCTTGAAATCTATTTCTTCACAGAAATGTATCCAATTCATGAAAAGAATCTTGTGTTATAGGCAACTCACATGAATTCATTGTAACATAATCACAATATTTTTTGGTTATGTTATAATGAATATCAGTCAACCTTATATTATGTAGTTCTCACTACAAATATTAATCTATTCTGAATTCATACTAGATCTTGGTGGTATATATGTATTCGGTTTATTAATCAAGCCAAACTTATGCGGATTCGGTTTTGATCGTATCTCGCATTAACGTTCGGAAGTTTTCGTCAACTCTTAAAAAATCTAAAAAGACTTTATTCAGTTCATTGACATTATGAATAGTATTCTCTTTGACTATATTGATAATTTTCCGTTTGAACTTTGTTTTGTCACTTTCTTTCAAATCTGATTTGATTTTATCATACACTTTCGAATAAATTTTTTCTAAATGATATTCATCATTTTCGACTAAACGATGACCTAAAATTTCTCGGTCACTAAGACCTATAATTCCTAAAGGTAAGTCAAATAATGCCAGAAATTGATAATAAATGTCTAGATGAGTTTTAAGTGATCGACGATCTTTAACAATCGGATAGTCACCATTAAGGTTTTTCAACAAATAAATTTCATAAGTATCCAAGAAATAACTCTTGACCAATCTGACCAATTCCTGTAAGCCAGATTCTTCAAGGTAAGATTCCCATTTGGTACCAGAATAAATTTGAAACCGATTAGTCTTTTTGTCAAATATTATGTTGAGAGTATTTAGTGTGTCTTTGTCAATTCGGGTCAAGTTATTAAACAGATTCAATAGATCCGGTTCTCCTAAACCATAAAGACATCGATATGTTGGATCCTCAATTCTTTTAATCCTGGGTCCAAAAAATGTTTCCAGACCGTCTTCAAAACCAACTAAAGCTTTATCTTTATGCTCACAAACATAACTCAGTTTAGAATGTGTATCAAAATTATTAGCAAATTGGTTGTATGTATTATTAAAATTATTGTAATTAATAATCGATTGGGCAGCTTGAGTCGCTTTAATTGGATTATATTTTCGATCCCTTAGCACCACTGATCTAATTTCCTCCGTTAACTCGATCCCATTCTCATTAGTACAAATAAATTTACGCTCAAAATGGCGTTTCATATCCGTCTTATATTTACTTTGATAATTACACCTTGGGCAAACAAAGGCCATTAATCCAAATTATTTAACTCTTTATATAATAGTCATATATATTTATGTTTAAATATAAATTTGGAAAAATTGGTAAAAATTGGGAATATTTTGGAATTCAGATCCAATATTATTTATAAGCCAAATATAACACGCACGGACAAATAGAAACTATCACACGTCAATTCTTATATGCCACATAAATTTCAAAAGTATCTAAAAATTTAGATACTTTCATTTAAAATTTTTTAGGGGGGGTCAAATTTGGAATTTTTGAGTTTCTATATCTAACACCTAAAGATGGAGTTAAAATTATATAAACATGGAATAGATAAGGATTTATCGTATGGGAATTTTTGGGATTCTAGACTTAAGATACCTGGGGAGATAGCTAACTCTCTTATACTATACCAAGGTCATTAATATACTCTAATAATCCATATTAAGGACTTTGATAGGTCGTTGCTCGAAAACGAAGACTAGTTCATAAGTTCTTGAGCTTATCTATGAGGCGAATGATATAAACGAGTTTAAGAAATAGACATAGTGAGTTAATTCACCGATCTAATACTCTCTTATGCTATATAATATACCCTAATAGGGCATTAATAATACATGAGAAAGAGTGATGAGTTTAATTTAATCAAAGCTCGATGAATTGAGTTTGATTCAACTGATCTAATACTCTCTTATACTATTTGGCTAAATAAAGGTTTATTTAGCCAAATTAAGGTCGATAATATACCCTAATAGGGTATTAATAATACATATTAAAGATTTTGATAGGTATAAACTCGCTTAGGAAATAGAGAGATGAGTTTGATTCACTGATCTAAGTCTCTTACTATACTACATTAAGGTCGTTAATATATCCTAATAGAGTATTGATAACTCATATTAAGGAGATGAGTTGAGGAGAGGGAGAGATCGGCCTTCCATATTTTTTCAAAGTGTCTAAATTTTTAGACGGTTTAGTTTTTAAAATTTTTGGGGGGGGTCAAATTTGGAATTTTTGAGTTTCAATGTTTAATACCTAAACATGGAGTTAAAATTAGAAAAAATGAAATAGATGAGGATTTATCGTATGGGAATTTTTGGGAATTATTGGGATAATTTGGGAATCCTTGGGAATCAAGCCACTTAGTGGAGTGGCTAACTCTCTTATACTACATTACTAACCTTAATATAGCTTAATAGGTCATTGATAACTCATATTAAGGTATAAGCTCGTTTAGAATGGATAGAGTGAGTTAAAGCGAGTATTGAAGAAAAAAAGAGAGTTGCGTTTGATTCACTGATATAATTCTCTTATACACTATATCAAGGTCATTAATATACTCTAACATGCCATTGATAACTCATATTAGGCATAAGCTTGTTTAGAATATGCACAGAGAGTTGAAATCCGAGAGATAATGAAGAGATGATCTAACACTATCCTAAGGTCATTGATAACTTTGATGAGTCAACGAGAGAAATCACACCCATCCATGATTTCAAAAGTGTCTAAAAATTTAGACGGTTTAGTTTTTAAAAATTTTAGGGGGGGGGTCAAATTTGGAATTTTTGAATTTCAATATCTAACACCTAATTATGGAGTTAAAATTAGAAAAAATGAAATAGATTAGGATTTATCGTATGGGAATTTTTGGGAATTATTGGGATAAATTGGGAATCCTTGGGAATCAAGATACTCGGGGCATAGCTAATTCTCTTATACTATATCAAGGTTATTGATATACCCTAACGGGGTATTGATGATCCATATTAAGAGTTTTAATGGGTATAAGCTCGTTTAGGAAATAGATCGAAGATAGAGTTAAGTGAACCAAACTCAGTTGACTTGAGTCTCTTATACTACATCACTAATCTTAATATAGCCTAATAGGTCATTGATAACTCATATTAAGGGATAAGCTCGTTTAGAATGGATAGAGTGAGTTAAAGCAAGTGTTGAATCGAAGAGAGACTTGAGTTAGATTCACTGATCTAACTTTCTTATACACTATATCAAGGTCATTAATAACTCATATTAGGTATAAGCTTGTTTAGAATGGACAGAGAGTTGAAGTTTGAGAGATACCCATCCATGATTTCAAAAGTGTCTAAAAATTTAGACGGTTTAGTTTTTAAAATTTTTTGGGGGGGTCAAATTTGGAATTTTTGAAATTCAATATCTAACACCTAATCATGGAGCTAAAATTAGAAAAAATGAAATAGATGAGGATTTATCGTATGGGAATTTTTGGGAATCCTTGGGAATCAAGATACTCGAGGTATAGCTAATTCTCTTATACCCTAATAGGTCATTGTGAGTTGAATCGAAAAGAGATGATGAGTTTTTGATTCACTGATCTAACTTTCTTATACTACATTACTAACCTTAATATAGCCTAATAGGTCATTGATAACTCATATTGGATTAGGCATAAGATTGTTTAGAATGGATAGAGAGTCGAAAAGAGAGAATCGAACGTTGAAAAGAGGGTGATTTATAATATGAAGCACAACGTGCTAGCTCCAAGAAGGCGAAGCTTTTCGAGCTTATGTGTTAGCGCAAGCCATGAAACTTCCTCTTGGAAACTTTGTTTCCTTTTGGGACCAGTTTAGCTTTGCTTTGAAACTATGTTTTCGCTACGCTCACATAATTTCAAAACATAAGTTTCAAATTGCAAATAGTATAAAATTGTTTAGGATATGAGCAAAAAGATGGG